TAGTCGTCAGATGCGGATTTCGCACAATGCCAAGATTTGATTGTGAAAATTTACCAAGATTGCTATCTGATATGCCGGGTGTAAGAGCCGCAACTTCACCAACCATTTTCATGATTGCAGAGCCCTCACCTCCTTTAGCAGCAGCAAAATCTTCTGATAATGATCTGCCTGCTGCTGCTAATTGTGCAGGGGCATTGGATATATTGCCTAATAATTCCATGTTATTTCCGCTGACAGATATATTAAAAGAATCTATCAATTGTTGCGGAATAGGAAGCCTGATATATGTTCGAAACGTAGGTGTCAAAGTAGATCCGGGCTTTGGCCTCTCATACTTCCTCAATGACATTCTTGTATAGAATTCAGGCACTTCTAATGGAAATACAAAGGTGTCAGTTACGTTAGGCATGCTCGATATAAACTCCTATAAATATATCGTATATTTATAATGGTAATATGGCATGTCGTATAAAGGTAAATTTAGACCCAAGTTTCCTGAAAAATATAAAGGAAATCCTACAAACATCGTTTATAGGAGCTTGTGGGAATTGAGGTTCATGAGACATCTTGATTCTCACCCGGGTGTGATCCAATGGTCATCAGAAGAGATAATTATCCCCTATGTCAGCCCTATGGACAACAAGATCCATAGGTATTTTCCTGATTTCTGGGTAAAGACATCTGTCAAGGACGGCTCGATAAATACAATGATAATAGAGATTAAACCCTATGCTCAATGCAAAGAACCGGTCAAGCAACAGAAGATAACTAGAAGATATATCAATGAAGTGACTACTTATGGCGTCAATAGCGCTAAATGGAAAGCTGCTGAACAGTTCTGTCTTGATAGGAAATGGCAGTTTAAGATACTAACAGAAAAAGATCTAGGATTGGATAAGAGATAATGCCTATTTTTACAAAGATTCTTGAACAAGGTAAAGCTAGCATAGGAGCAACTTCCGTATTTAAGCCAGGAGCTCCTAACGTCAGAGATTGGTTTAGAGACAAAGCAAGAGAAGTTCGATCTGTAAGAGTAGAGACGCTAGTCAGCAGGAACCCACAATATAGCAAGAATTTTGTTCGTCCAGGATTCATGTATCTGTTCCAATACGATCCTAAACATAAAGAAGACCTCCCTTACTATGATCGATTCCCGCTGATATTTCCTTTCGAAGATCAGGGTGACAGCTTCCTTGCGATGAACCTACATTACCTGCCGCATGTATACAGAGCGAGATTGCTAGATTATCTCTATGATCTGTTAAATAATGAAAAATACAACGAGACATCAAAGATAAGAGCTTCGTATAAGCTATTAAATGCTGCTTCACGTTATAAATATTTTAAACCGTGTGTGAAACGATATTTGCACAGTCATGTCAGGAGTAGATTTTTACAGATACCCGCTAATGAATGGGACATTGCAATGTTCTTGCCGTTAGAGAGATTTGCAAAGAAATCTAAGAATTATGTATACAAAGAGTCGAAAGATATCATAAATGGCGTTTAGTATCAATGAAATGCTCTCTGCAGTCAATTCAGTAGGTGGGTTATCCAAAGCATCTAGGTTCATGGTGACTATCACAAGGCCAACAACTGCCAATGTCGGACGAGCTGACAGAGGCCCTGTTATAGTAGGAGGTGCAGAAAATCTCTCATTCCTTTGTGACAGCGCTTACCTTCCGGGCTTGGGATATCAGACAGATGAGATAAGAATGTCCGGATACGGCAACGTCGAAAAACGTCCGTATGCTACAATATTTCAAGATATTCCATTGACATTCTATAGCGATGCAGACGGATCAGTATTTAAATATTTTCATGCATGGATGCAATCAGTATTTGCCTTTAATGATGCAGCAAATCCTAACGGTACAGTCAAAGGGCTGCCATTAAATTCTTTCCAATATCCTAACGAATACTATGGTGTTGTAGAGATAATTCATATGAATGAGATAAAAACTACAAAACAAGCAGATAACACGATTGTAAAATATCAATTGCTCGAAGCATATCCTATATCAATCGGAGACATCCAGGTCGATTGGAACATGCAAGATCAGATCTTAAAAATTCCGGTGACTTTTGCATATACTAACTGGACATCAACGACATTAGATCAAGGTGTTGCCGATAGAAATTCACTGACTAGAACAACTGCTCTGACAGAAAGAATTAAAGATATCGATGAACAATTAAATAAGATAACAGAAAAATTAATTTACAAAGGCAGCCGCGTTCGTGACGGGCTTAATTTTTAACATAAGGATACCTATATTATGGCATTACCAAAGATCAAACACCCAACATACTCTGTGACAATACCTTCTACTCAGCAGAGCATCAATATCAAACCATTCACTGTGCAAGAAGAAAAGATCCTTCTGATGGCAAAATCTTCAGAGAAGACTGAAGATGTGATCGCTGCAGTCAAGCAGATCATCCAAAATTGTATCATCGAATCGGTAGATGTAGATAAGCTAGCAACATTTGATGTCGAATATCTGTTCGTCAAGCTTCGTTCAAAATCGATAGGTGAAGTCGTAGATCTCGAATACAAAGATCCTGACACCGAAGAAGTCATCAAGTTCAAAGTTAATCTAGACAACATCGAGATCAAAAATAACCCAGAGCATAAGAGCAAATTTATCATACATGATGATGTAGGATTGGCGATGAGATATCCCACTCTAGATGAAGTCAGATTGCTCGATGACTCAAATAACAAAGAAGATGCTGTATTTGATATGTTGTTTAAGTGTATCGATAAGATCTATGACAGCGAGACAGTGTACACTGATTTTACAGAAAAAGATCTCGAAGAATTCGTTAACAGCCTACCGATGGATAGCATGAACAAGATCAAAGAATTCTTTGATACGATGCCGTCTCTAGAACATACTGTGACATTAAAGAACAAAGCTGGCAAATCGACTGATGTTGTTCTGAAGGGTCTCAATAGTTTTTTTACGTGATGACCGGGTATTCTAATATCGCGGTCTACTATAATACTATGTTCTCTTTGATGCAACACCATAAATACAGTATGTCTGATTTAAATGATATGTATCCTTATGAGAGGGATCTATTTGTGGAACTGCTGATGCAACATCTAAAACAAGTAGAAGAACAAAGAAAAAATGGCTAAGAAAGATACACCAGAAGACATCCTTCGAAGGATCATTAAAGAAGGTACTCAGACTGCTGCAGTTGAGCAGGCTAAAGTCGCTTTGGCTCAATTAGAAGAAACAAAGAAGCAGACTGAGATACTTGATAAGATCGAAAAGAAGAAAGATTCTTCTGTAGAACGTTCCACTAAAAAGACAAAAGAAGAACGAAAAGAATACAAAGAGAAAGAAGAAGGCAGATTAAGCAGAGTAACACAGAAAGTATCTTCTGGCAGAGGATCAACTCGCGGAACTATGGGTAATATAGCAGATGTTATAAGTCGCGGCACTATCGCTGCTTCTGTAGGATCTGTCCCGGACCTTCGTGGTGTTGCAGCTGCTACTCTTGATGCAGCAGGTGTGGGTGAATTTTTTGCATTGGGCGGCGGCAAAGGTAAAAAATCCGCAGCGTCTACGTCAGGTGGAGGGAAAAATCCAGGAAAAGAATCTGTTGGCATCTTAGAGAGCATCTTGAATGTCTTGCAAGATAATAATGAACTGCTTCAAGATCTATTATACTCACTGACTGCCGCAGCAAAAGGCCGCATCGAAGATGAAAGAGAAAAAGAAAAAGTAAATAAAGAACAAGCAAAAATAAATACAGCAGGAGCTGATTCTTCATCTCCTGCTAACAAAGGTATTGGCGGAGTTTTAGGAGGATTCTTTAAAGGCGGTTTAGCTAAAATATTAGGTCCTATAGAAATGATGTTGAGTGGGTTAATAGGACCTTTAATGAATTTAGCTAAATTTGCGTTAAGAATCAATCCTATTACGGCTATATTCGGTGCTGCAGTATTTTCTTTAAATGAAACTGATTGGCAAGAAATATTTGGATCTCTTTCAACTATATTTGATGATTTGACTAAAGGCAACTGGATAAGTGCTCTTAGTACTGCTATCGCTTTAATACCAGATATTCTTATTAAAGGTATTGGTAGACTAATCGCAAACGTATTAGAATGGTTAGGGTTTGAAAAAGAATCTAAAGAATTAAATTCCTTTATTACTAACCTCGACATTATAACTCCAGTAAAAGAAGGTCTAATAGCTCTATTTGATACTATTGTATTGGCAGTTCAAGGCATAATGCGTTCTTATGTAGGTAATTTTTTAAAATTATTTGCTGATATTAATAAATTGGTAGATCAAATATTCTCCGGAGATATATTAGGTGCAT